GGTGCAGACTCTTTGTCAGGCATGGTAAATTTCATATCGTTAGCCTCCAATGTGTTAGCCATTGACACGTGATTGAACTTGTCGTAACCAGGTCGAACTGACCCTTTAGCATCATCACCGTAGGTCATGAGTGTCACTAAATCTCTGAAGCGCGCTGGGCGTCCCAGAGAAAGCTCTTTACCAATTGTTGTTAACTCCGTTACAGAGTAGGCCTCAAAAAAGCAAATTCTATGCAAGAGCGAATTGACGATACTGTTAATATAAACAGTCATATTTTGCCCCGAAGGATTAGTGCCTAGGAATCTAATAAGCGTTCCATTATAAGCAACCAAAGGGGTACATACGTCATGTGCAATAACACGCATCCTTTTAATATCAGCTGGTGTATAATTGCCAGACCAAGTCGCGATTTTGATCATGATCGCAAACGCAGTAATAGTAAGTTGCGCTGGCATGCGGAGATCATATTTAGAATAGTCTCCTGCAATAACTCGGTCATCTCCAAAATGGGCCATAAAGCGGGAAAGTTCATCCCACTCAGGACCATGTGAATTGACTCCGACAGCAGTCTCTGAAATAAGTGGATATAGAGACAAAAATCGTGCGATAGGTAAAAAGTACATCCTGATCGCATACTGAAGGGCAAGTGGTGCAGCTTGGAAAACACGCACCTTATCTTTGGTCAATTTTGTTGGTTCATCCTTCAAACTAGCCCCAAAAATCATATTAAGAAATTCTCCTGCATCAGCAGTTGTGAGAACTCTAGCGATTTCGGCTTGGACCTCGGGAGTAAAGTCCCTTGGACAAGAATGTTCATCAGTAGGTGGAAGATCCACCATATGGTTAGACTTAGGACCTCCTATCGGAAATCCCATAGAAGTCTTGGTGACCATGGCGTCGATGAATCGCCGTCCCTCAATACCAGAAATAGTTTCCTGATGAGTGAGGGGTCGCATCTCGGCGCAATGCATTGTTTGATCGCGCTTAAACACTTGCTCAATTTCTGCTAGGTAATCATCCATAGCAGCTTCTACCTTCAACGGACTAAAGCCAACTGACGGTTTAGAGCATACTTCAAGAGATTCGAACCAGGGTCTCCAGCTCTGCGAATCCACACGTCCGTCTTCCAATTGAACTGGCTTGACG